CTTCATTGTTGGTCAAATTCATCTGCATCTGCATGAAGTAAGAGAAGATCGTATCTTTTGTGACGGTAATTGGAGTATTGGCTTGGATCTCGTAGGTAGAGGAACCTGCGATGTCTCCACCAGTGTACGCGGAAGTCAAATCATCCGAGTCATCTTCAATTGTGATAGCTGTTCCACTTGTAAAATCTTTAACCCTATACCACTTGAGGTGTCCATCAGCTTTGAAGGGTTTTCCCTCCATGCTTTCCGTAAATGTAGTCCCACTACCAACTACTGCTCCCGTAGTTGCAGTAATGGTAACCGTTCCTGTCGTATAGGAAGTACCAATCCAGTTTCCTGCACCGGCATCTCCCCACAACCCAAGAACAAAAATATCTATCACTTTCTTAATTTCTCTAGCTACCTGTTCAGCGATCGGATTTCTGGGATCTTTCACATATGATCTGAACTTATCATATGACTTGATGGTGAAGTAAATATACTTCGCCTGATTAGTGACAATCTGACAAGAACTTTCTGTCAGAGTATCGGCAGTCATATCAGATCCGCTATACGCGTGAGTCTCAATGGCTCCAAAAGTAAGTACGTTTAATTTAGAAGTTTTACCTTCTATCTGTCCTTCGTAATCATTGTTAGTGATTCCTGGGGTAACAGCTTCCCTATAATAGATCGGCAATGCCTCAAGGGCGAAAGCCTCGACCAGTTTTGTAGGATATGTATTCATATCGGTTTCCTTTCAAATAAGTAAACTTGCTTGAGTAAGCAGTCCCGATATGAATTGGGGGTTAGCGTTTTTAAACTCTAAATATAATAATGAGGATTTTTTTAGATACTGTCAAGTGGCTAAGACAGGTCTATCTTAAATTTACCCTGTTGCACCATCTCCATATATTTCCTGGGATCTTTTTTTCTTAGGATCCTGGCATCTTCCTGGGTAAGTTCAGCAGGTTTTATTGGCATGTTCTTTGTCCCACTACCACGCCCTAAAAGAATGTCTCCGGGTTTTTCTTCTTTTGGAAGTCTAAATAAAAATCCGGCAATTAACAATTCCGGATCGGCACTCATGTGAGTTTTCTTGGAAGCATATTTTAAAAAGTCATCCTCATGTCCTTTGAGGGCGGGATACTGTTCAGTTATCTTATCGTCGGATATAAAGTCAGTAATTTTGTTGACCCATGCTTTTATATTCTTTTGGTCAGAAACAATAGTAGTGATCTTCCCAAACCTCTTATCCTGAAGCAAACTTTTTTTAAGAAGATTCTGTGAAAAGGAATCCAAGTTATCGTAATTTTCCCCTAAAGCTAAAGCATAGTTTTTAAGTTCCTCTACCGTAATATCTGCTTCGGTAATCTTTTCTGCCTCCTCTATCGTATCCACTATCTTTTCATTACGATTATTTAAGATCATGGCCTCCTGACCGGACTCCTTATAGCGGTCTTCAATAGGCGGTAGTGGGTTTTTTTCAGGTTCGGGAGTTGCTTCAGGAGTAATATCAAGTTCCTCTTGTGAGGGTGTGTTTATAGGCTCTGTTTCAGGATCCTTGTCTTCCGGTTCGTCTTCCACAACAATTTCCCCTCCATCTTTTTCCTTGTCCATAACCTCCTGTAAGTTTTCAGGTATTTCTTTATCTATTTCGGCAACCTTATCTTCTACTTCTTTTGGGGTAACTTGATTTGTAATTGTAGATCCTTTTTTTTCTTTAGTCATAATTAAGCCTTAAACAGTCCCAATAAGTTTGGGGTTAGTGGCTACCTCTTATTTAGCATATCAGCAATCGCGCCTTTTGTCATATCGTCGGTTACTGTAAAACCCGCATCCTTTGCCATTTGTTGTAAAGTCTCTAACTTATAAGGTTTGGGATCAATTACTTTTTTGGTATATATAACAGGTTCTTCCACTACAGTTTTACCTTTAACAGCGCCGGATAGTACATCTTTATAAAATTCCTTGTCATCGGCAGACAAATAAGAAACCCTGGCTTTTAAAAACCTAACTTCATAGGCTGTCAGATCTACAACCTGTTTAGAAGTGAGTTCCTCTAAATACTTTTGTACGTCTTCGGGTAGTTGGTGAGACTGTGATCTTAATTTTGCGGTTGTTTTTTTCATATTTATAAAATTATGAGAACAAATTTATACTTTGTCAACTAAATTACTTCTTTTTTGACTTTTTCTTAGTCTTTTTTGTCATTTTCTTATGCTTTTTGGGCATCTCCCCCTTAGCACGCATGGCATCTTCTCTATGAGCCAGAGATCCTACAGCATTTTTACGGGAAGTAGAAGTACCCACTACAGTATTTGTATCGGTTCTTACGATTTTCCAGGGTCTTTTGTCACCTTTCTTTTTAGAATGAACAAGAGTGTAGGGCATATTATTTTATAGACCTTTCCATTGCCTTTTTGGCTTTAATAGGAGCCTCTAGGAAAGCAAGTAAAGTCACATAAACTCTAACTCTAGCCTTGAGATTAGCATTTTTATCTGAAAGCTCGGCGGTAGATGGAGTATCACACAATTCCAAGACAGTCCCATACAAAGCCTCAAATAAATAGTCATGTAAATTATCGGGGTCTATCGGTTTAACCAGACTTCCGGCCTGCTCATACATCCTTTTTTCTTCCGGAGTTAGTTTCTCGTATACTAAGTTTCTTTCCTCAAGGATTTTATCAAAGGGATTGGCCATATATAAATATTATGCTCCGACAGGCGGGTTTGCAACATTTGGTACTTGGGCAGAAGTTCCTGGCGTGGCTACCTCTCCCCCGATAGGTGGTACGGTAGTTTGGTTTTGCTTTTGAAACTCCTCAACCCTAGATATTTCATCCGGAGTCAAAGCCGAGAACTGCATAAGTTTTCTATGGAATATCTCAAGCAAAGGAACATTGGTGGGCATTTCATTTTTTAAGACTTGCAACTTTTGTACTGCCTCAAAGTCTTCCTGTTGTTTATCGGTAATAGTTTTAATCTCAGGTAAGTATCCGGCATCAGACTTCCAGTCAGAAGGCCCGATAGTTTTTTGGTAAGTTTTAAGTCCAAGTCTTCCCTTTTTGTAAATGGTTACGGATTTGATCTTATCTCCTGCCGCCTCAAGCATCTTGGTGTACTTTAAGCCCAACTCTTTCCAGTCTTCTGTGTAAAAGACTTGTTGCATTAGAATCCTCTTTTGGGCGTTAGCAAGGGCTAATTGAACATCTCCCAGGGTTACGTTGGTGGTTGTTTCTCCTCCTGCTGTAGCGTTAGCGGCGGTAGCTTTTTCTGCGATGCCAATTAAAAAGGTTAACTCTTCCAAAGTACCGCTAAGATCCCCTGTTTCAACATTTTTGATGATCTTGTTAGGATCTCCGGGAACCGGAAACTTTGCCCAGGGCTGGGGTTGGAAGGTTTGGGGTACAAAATCGGGTTTGCTGGAATCATAAAAGAACATACTGAAGTTTTGCAGAGTTCTATTTTCCACAAGTTGGCTTATCCATACATTTAAAACATTGTTGATAGGTCTAACAATATCCACAACCCCATCACTCCAAAAGTCCGTAGCCTCAGGATCAGAAGCCCAGGAAGTATACGGATAGTGGTATCTCCAGAAGTTGTCAGAGGTTTTACCAATTAAGGATTCTACAGATGCTTTATGAAGTTTGAATAGTCCAGAGTCGGTCTTGGCAAGAACATATCTAGATAAAACCCTGGCATCCAAATCTTTATCATATTCATATCTAAATGCCTGATGAAGTTCTATATAAGTTTCCCCAACAACGGGGTTTAAGGCATTTTCTATTCCCAATGACTGTAGCCTTTCATAATGCTCAGAAACCTCCTGGAAGTTCTCATCTGCTTCCATCTTTCCTCCGCTGTCATCTTCTTTTTTAAAGGAGTCCTTGAGACGGGCTACCTCTTTTTTGTCATAATCTTTGTTTCTAAGGATAGTCTCAAGGGGAGTCCACAAACCACATTCTATAAGATCCGGAGCCGAGTCTATGTCTGTTGGATCAACCATTCTGGATATAAGTATGTCTTGGGGATCTACCAAAGATATTTTAACCTTGCCACCTTCTATGTTTATCTTTTTAAAAGCCCTACCATACATGGCATTCTGTTTCTTATCTACATGATCTTTGAGTATAAGTTTATTATCTATAAAGATCTGTTTCCAATACTCATTATAGAAAAGTTCCCTCTGTTGGTCATTGTCCGCATTGTTAAAATATAACTGGGGCGGGTCGGTCATCTCTTTTAAAAGAGTATTTAGCACATATTTGATTAAAGGAATGTTTACTGTTTGTCTTTGCGTTAGACGGTTGATAATAACCTTATCGCGTGACAGTAAGTAATTATCCTGCCAATCATCATGCTTTCTTTTACGATAATCTATATCGTCTTTTTCCATGTTATCAAGGCTTGCTATTTCGGGATCTGTTATTTCTATTGTCTTTGTCGATAGATCTTCTTCCATATATATAAAATGTTAGACTAATAAAATCAATTCTGCAATCCAAAGGGTATTCCGGAGTATCCCTCAATCCCACCATAAGGTGTGTTTACCCCAAGTTGCCTTAGTTTCTCAGGATCTGGGGGGTTATATCCGGGTTCCTCTTCCATATCTATAAACTTTCGAGAGAAACCATAGCGTATTGCATCCATACAATGATCGTTTATCTCAACAGGTTCATTTATGGATTTACCGGTCTTCGGATCATTTGCCCATAAGTAGTTTCGATATTCTTTCAGCAGATTAAGACTTCTTTTAGTAACTGATATTCTTTGATCCTGAACATATTGAATACCCTGTGATCTACTTCCCGGCCCTTTGGTAGTTCCTATAATATTTATCCCATAGGAATAAATCTCATCTATCGACTTTGGCTCAGCCGAGTCCGCTATAACAAGCGATAGCTCACGCGATAGGAGAAAGTCAGCTATAGATTTGTTACTCATTCCTTTTTGGTAGAGTGCTTCATCCAGGATGTATCCATCATTGTACCTGTAGACGTCTACAATGACCGTAGGATCGTTTGTATACCCAAAATCGAGTCCGGAACCCTCCAGTCTTGCTTCATGCGGTAGCTCGTCAA